AAAGTTTTTGATATAACGCTTTTTTTGCTATATTATTTTCAATACCAACACGTCTAACTATATCTCTAACTCTTATATTTTTATCTTTAAAAGGATAAATAATAGTTGGTAAATTATTAAAATACATTATAGTCCTTCCTCAATTCTTTGTGCATTAAGCATATCAAGTTCAGTAAATTCTAACGAAAGATTAATTTCTGCAGGAGCACCGTTTGTGCCTATGACTGTATTAAATTGATCTCCGCCATATGTAACTTTCATATTTTTTAAAGCACAAGATGCAACTTTATTAATATGTACGTTTTGACTGCCTTTGTAATAATACTCAATATTAAACTCTGAAGGATAAATTAAAAACAAGCCGCTACTACTAACTTCAGGGTGCATGTGTCTTTTAAACTGATAAATAATATTTTGAACATTTAAATATTCTTGTTGATTTCTAGGAATAAACTGATAATTAAAAGAAAACTCTCTAAAGCGCATAGATTTAAATAATTGTTCTTTGTAAGGGTTAGCTACTTTTCCTGTTGTTGCTTCAACACCAGCACCCACGTTCATATCAACTCCAAGTGCTTTAGGAATAGATGCAGCGGCAGCAATAACACCCCTTCCCAATAATTCTGCTGTTTCCGTATTTACAAGTCCTGAAATACTTGTTTTACCACTAGCCAATGCACCAATTACAGGGCCTAATTCCGCTGTTTCCCAATCTGCAGCATAGTTAACTTGTGGGGGATTATTAATGTGTAAACTAATTGAAGAGTCTAATCTATATTTTGTACTAGTGTCTGTCATTGCACCTACAATAGTTCCTGCCGCTGCTCCAGCACCTAATGGTAATAATGCCTTTGCTAATTTACTTGGATTATTACCCAGTTGGGTACCCAATGCGGCACCCCCTGCTGCAAGAGCGGATCCCGCACCCAGTATTGTATCAGCGTTTTCACCTTTGGCTCTAGATTCTCGGGATAGATATTCGTTTTGATAGGCTTGTTGGCTAGCAGCCCAGTCCTCATCATTTCCTTTTTGATCAAATAGTTGTTTGCCCATTGAACTATTAGATCTAACATTAATATGGAATACCACTGTATGAGGCATATCAGGGCCGCCTGCATCTGAAGGATAAGACATAACTTTAGGTGTAAAGTCATATGTTCTGTTTTCCACAGATTCATTATAACCCGCAACCTGATTTTCGAGTTTTCTCTCTTCTACAACTGTGTCGTTTCTGTCGCCAGTAAAGTGATTGACAACGTTATCTATCCATTCCATTTATGGTTTCCCCGTATAAATAAACATGTTATAGTATTTATAAAGGTTTCGTGATCTTATGTCAATGTATTCTAAAGATGTTTATCAAGGAAGGTATGTTCCCACAAATCCTTCTAAGTATAGGGGAGATGTGACTAACATTATTTATAGAAGTTCTTACGAACTAAAATTTATGAATTGGTGTGATAAAAACAAAGATGTAAAACAGTGGGGATCAGAAGAAGTTTGTATTCCTTACAGATCTCCTTTAGATAAAAAAGTTCACCGATATTTTCCAGACTTTTACATTAAAGTAAACGACAAAAAATATCTAATAGAAGTCAAGCCTTACAAATTCACAAAAGAGCCAGTAATTCCAAAACGTAAAACAAAACGCTTTATTAATGAGGTTATGCAATACGGTGTAAACTTAGCTAAGTGGGAAACTGCAAAAGAATTCTGCTTAGATCGTGGGTGGGAGTTTTTGGTTATTACAGAGAAGGAGCTCGGCTTACCATTATAAATAGTGGTATGGCGACTACACCGTTTACAGATATTAAAACAGAAGCAGGTACCCAAGATAGATCCTATCGTTGGTATATGTCTGCGATTAATAGATTAGCAGGAAACATACAAAATCAATCTTCTGTTTTTAGATCAGATATCGGAGAGTTAAAAGGCTCTTTAGAGATAGGTCATATGTATATGTTTTTATATGATCCAAAGACAAAAGACACTTTACCTTATTGGGATAAATTTCCACTTTGTATACCTTATGAAAATACTAAAGGTGGGTGGTACGGATTAAACTTACATTACATACCCCCTATGCTTAGAATGCAACTTCTTGGCAAACTGTTAGATTATACAAACGAAGGTAAAATGGATGCTGCATGGGGATTGTTAAAAAATACTTCCAGATTTAAGGGAGTAAAACCATGTGTAAAGAGATACCTAATAAGCCATGTAAAATCAAGATTTTTAAAAGTAGATCCAGAACACTGGAAGGCTGCAATATTATTACCTTTGGCGGATTTCAAAGGAGCAACCAATCAGGAAGTATGGTCCGATAGCAGGAATTCACTATAATGGCAAATTCAAGTTTTAAAATTAGCGACTTTTTAGGAACGGTTCGCAATTCACAAACACAAAGATCAGATAGATTTGAGGTTAGTTTTTTTCCTCCCTCAGCAGTTGGGGCAGGTAACGCTACAAGACTTGCTTCTATTCTTTGTGAAGAAGCACAAGTTCCCGGACTATCAGGAACAGTAGCTCCCCTTAAGGTTGGTGCATGGACAGAAATGAGAGTCAAAAATATAGAGTTTTTAGGTGAGGAGTATGTTTATACTTTTGTTTGTGATGAAGGATGGGGAATACGTTCCATGTTAGAAAATTGGATGAACTATATTGCAAATCCAAGATCTAAAGAACTAGCATTTCCTTCAGACTATATGGGACAAGTTAAAGTTTCAACACTTAACACTAAAGACGAAATAACAGGCTCATGGATGCTATATGATGCATTTCCTAAGCTTCTAAACGTAGTTCCTGTCAGTGCAGGAAATCCAGGTATTATTAGACTATCGTGTACTTTCGCATCAACCTGGTGGGAGCGACAGTAAAAAATAATGGAGAAAATTATGTTACCAAAATTTGAAACGCCTACCTTTAAAGTTACTTTAAAGTCAAGTAAAAAAGAATACAAATGTAGGCCCTTCCTTGTAAAGGAAGAAAAACTATTAACAATGGCATCTGCGTCTGACAATTATCAAGAAATGATTGCTTGTTGTCAACAAGTTTGCCAAAACTGTTTATTAGACGAGTTAAATGTTGAAAGTTTAACTATGTTTGATTTACAGTGGTTGTTTTTACAAATTAAAGCAAAATCGGTGGGAGAAACACACCCATTTACACTAGTTTGTGGAAACTGCGATGCAACTTCGCCATGGGAGGTAAACTTTAATGAGTTTACACTCAATAGAGATGACGTTGATTATGAGAAAAAAATTGCTGTAAATGAAGAAGCAGGATTAATTTTACGATACCCGACAAGCACATTAGTTTCTAAAATTGAAGAAACTGATGATTTAGATATTATCAGAGCGTGTATTAAAAATGTGTATACTGCAGATGAAGTTATTGACTTTTCAGAAATAAGTGACGAAGAGGCAGTCGAGTTCATTGAAGGCTTACCAATTCAGGCATTAAAAGATATCAGAGAGTACTTTGAAACAATGCCTTATTTGGAAAAGACTATTGATTATAATTGTCCCAAATGTAAAGAGGACAATCAAGTTTACATTAATGGATATGAACATTTTTTCGGCTAACTCTTTCTCAGGATTCGTTGGAGAATTATTACAAAACGAATTTCTTATTGATGCAAGAACATCATTATAGTTTAACAGAGTTAGAAGATATGATGCCCTGGGAAAGAGAAGTTTATGTTACTATGTTGATACAGCACTTAGCTAAGAAAGCAGAAAAACAACAACAAAACAAGGGTTAAGAAATGGCATTGGACCGTTCAAAAATTAAACAGGCACAGGAAGAATTAGAACAGCTTCTAGAAGAAGGTATTGGTTTAGAAGGCAAAAAAGCAGCCGATCACAAACTAAAAGTTTCTAGAAAAAGAAAAGAGGTTCGACGATTAGAAAAGCAATTGTCTGGCGATGCTCAAGGTGCGCGCCAAGGCGATTCTTCCGCTGTTGATCAAAAGTCTGACGAACGGATTGCCGCAGAAAGAGAGATTAAAGATCAGTCTCAGAAAGATGTTCGCGGTGAAGATGTTAACGCAATGGATAAAGTGCGCATTGGCGGTAAGTCTACTGTACGACAAGAAGTAGACAAACAAGGCAGGACAAAATACAGAGACGAAAAATCAGGACGATATGCTAATGAAGAAGCATATCAAGATAGTGAAAGCCGAATCTCAATGCTTGCAGATTCCATTAAAAAAGGCGCAACTATGGGGCCCACACTATCCACAACAACAAAAGCAAATCAGTTTGGTGTTGCTTCAGCGTCTGCTAAAATTTCTAGAAATTTGGGTGACAACGCAGGGGCTATTCAAGAATTGATGGATAAGTCAGATCCTGGCACACAAGATGAGATGAGAAAACTTGTCCAAATGATGCAGGATGCTCAAAAGTTAAGAGGACAAGAAGGTAGAGAAGCAAAACAAAAAATCCTTCAACAAAAAGAGACACTAAGACTAACTGCAGGTGAGCAAGGGGATGCTCTTATCTCCAAGTTAGGCATGGATGATTTACAGAAAGATTTAAATAAAGGTAGTCGTATTAAAGAAGCCTTAAATGTAGATCAAGACGCCACAGGGTTAAAGGCAATAAAACAAGCGTTCTCACCAACAAGATTATTTGGCGATCCCGACACTGGAGGATTGTCTAATTTTTATACAGACAAACAAAAAGCAGCGGTTGCTAAAAAAGAAGCTGCTGTTGCTTTTGAAGAGAAGAAACAAAACACCGGGCTCAACACTGCTAACGAGTTATTGGAAGTTACAAAGCAAGAAGCAAAAGACGACGACAAAAAAGAACAAAGAGAAATAAAACAATCTAAAAAAGAACAATTAGCAAAACAAGGTTTTGACGGTGGCGTAAAAGAGTCAGACGATGTTGTTAAGTTATTAGAAGAAATTCGTGACATTTTAGAAAACATGTCAGGGGGAATGGGCGCCGCTGGTGGCGGTGGTGGTGGCGGTGGCCTTCTCGGTACCGCTGCGGCAGGTGCAGGAGGCGCAGGACTTTTTGCTGCGGCAAAAGCAAAAGGTGGCAAATTACTACAAGGTGCAAGAAGTGTTGGTGGAAAAATTGTAGGTAGTGCAAGAGCAGCTGGCGGTGCATTAATGAGGGGTGCAGGAACGCTATTAAGAGGCAGAGGTGCTTTAATAGCTGGCGGTGCAGCACTAGTAGGATACGGAGCATCTAAAATATTTGGTGGTGATGATGAAGAACAAGCACAAGCAGATGCTTTAAGTTCAGAAAGCAATGCTAGTGGTGTACCTGACGTAAATCCAGAAACTGGTAAACGTGGTATGGTAATACCATCAGCCACAGACAATGTTCAGCTTAGTGAGCGCGGCCAGGCTGCGTTAGATGATTTTAGAGGTGATGCACAACCACAAGTTCCTACTACAAATGAAGAAGGTTTAGAACTACCATCATCGGGAGCAGTTGCTGCAACAGGTGCAGCTGGTGCAACAGTAGCAGGAATGGGATCAGGAGATGCGGCCCTGACTGCAACCATGGCACGCGGCGGAGGACAAACTGCTGCTAAAGCAACGAGCTTTGGTGGCAAAATGTTGTCCGGCCTCAAAGCAGCTGGTCGTGTAGTAGGTAAAGTTGCACTTCCTGTTACAGCAGGATTAGCTGCATATGATGCTTACAAAGGATTCAATGCAGACGAAAATGCTAGTTTTGGCGACAAACTTAAAAACGCTGGTAGTAGCGTATTAAGTGGTTTAACATTTGGTTTATTAGGTACAAGTGCAGATGAGACCAAGTCTCAGGCAGTGGCAAACGGTCCGCCTATGGAGCCAGAATCAGGAGATGGGGATAGTGATGATAGCGGTGGCGAAACCAATAAAGGACAAGCAATAGCTGCTTCTCACCCAGAAACCGGTGATGGATTCCAACCATTGGATCCTGATGGTAATCCGGTTGTAGACGCACAAGGAAGGCCCGCAATATTTACAAAAGAAAACGCAGAGGCATTTTCTGCAATGATAGCAGACTCCGATGGAGCCGTAAAAGGATCAGATATTGCAAGTAGTCAAAGATCCTTAGAAAAGAATATTGCAGTGGGCGGCGCGGCAAGATCCAAACACATGACCGGGTCTGCAATGGACATACACGGAACATCAAATACATGGATTAGACAAAACGGTAGTGAGTATGGATGGAGAGCAAATGATTACAGCGGCTCTCATGGAGGACACTTTATTGCCGCATCTGGAGGTCCTTTACCATCTGGAGCTGCTTTAGCATCTGCACCTATGATGTCTTCCGGTGGTGGAGGCGGCGGTGGCGGTGGCGGTGGAGGAAGTTTGTCATCGGGTGGTCCGATGGCGTCAATATCTGCTGCTTTATCTTCTGGTAGTTCCTCTTCTGGTTCAAGATCTTCATCACTAGCAGCTGCTAGTAGTTCTCCGTCACCAACAATGGGAAGTATTCAACCTACAATGGTTGCAGAAAGTCCTACAGGCCCAGCAGTAGAAAATATGACACAAATAGCTTCTAACCAAGCTACTGTACCTCCTCCAGCTGTTATTAATAACATAACTAATAATGGCGGCGGAAAAGGTGTTAATAATCTTCCCCCAGCAGGAATTAGTCCTAGAGGGACACGACAAAGTACAATGGAACGTTTCTTAGATAGAAGATTCTACGGCTAAACTGTTAGTAGTATACACGACATTCTTAATTCCAAACGTCGCTAAGGCTCTCTGACAGCCTTTACAAGGCTTGGCTATACCTGGTATAACCTCTTTTCCATTAGCTGTGCGGCGTGCTCTTACAATATACATTGTATGTTTACTTAGATCTTTGAGCTTATTCTTACTCTTAATATAGTTTAAAATAAACTCTGTTTCTGCGTGTAAAAAGATAGCGTCGTCATTACTGCTGTATTTAAACTGAAAAGGATGAGACTTTTTCTTATTTGTACCAATAGTTAATATTCGTCCCTTTTTATCAACAATAGCTGCTGCCATACGACTACCGCGTACAGGCTCTACAGTGTTAGCAAGCTCTAGCAGTAACTTTACAATAGTATCCATAATAATTGGTGCCCGTGGCCAGACTCGAACTGGCACGATCAATGATCGAGAGATTTTAAGTCTCTTGTGTCTACCTATTCCACCACACGGGCTTTGAGCAAGGATGATCCTTAAATTGTAGTAAATAGAAATTTTCTGGCGCGCCCGGCAGGACTCGAACCTGCAACCCTCGGCTTAGAAGGCCGATGCTCTATCCAGTTGAGCTACGAGCGCCTTCAGAAAAAAGGGGGAGGGTTACTCCCCCCAAACCTTAGTCGTCGGATGCAAGTTTGGCAAAGTAGGATAGTGTATCCTCTTCGTCGTCACTCTCCACAACAGGTGTTACAGATGCCTTAGGGGCAGTAGTAACAGACTTTAGAAAAGCCTCATCTTCTGCAGCGTCTTTGGCAGATACTGCTTCTGCTGTACCTACATTAGAACTGCTAGCACCAAGTACCATATTGAGCTTAGACTTTAACTCGTCATAAGACTTAAAGTTCTTAGGATCAATTAGTTCTTGTAATGAGTGCTGTTGATTCCAAATAGCCTCAATAGCTTCATCGTTATCAGCAACAGGTGATGGTGCTTCAAACTCTGACTTATCATAGTTACGATAGCCTTCCACTTGACGAATCTTAATCTTAAAGTTTGCACCTTCCCAAAAATCAAATGGGTTGATTGGATTCTCATCTTCAAATGTAGGGTTCATCATATCATTGAGCTTGTCAAAGATCTTTTTACCGTACTTGTAAAGGAAAACTTTTCCTTCATTAGCAGGGTTACCTGGATCACTTACAACCAAGATGTTTGAGAAGTAAGCAAGTCGACGCTTCTGTTTACGAGCAATCTCCTTGTTAGCCTCAACACCACTGTTCCAAAGCTCACTATTGAGTTCGGATACAGGATCACTTTGGTTTAGTGTAGTGAGAGAGTTTTCGATGTACCACTTTCCAGTAGGACCTTGGAATCCGTGATCCCACCTACGCACCCAAGGAAATTCTTCTCCTTTAGTTGGGGGTAAGAAACGAACTACGGCAAAACCATTACCGGCTTTGTCTACTGTGGGTTTCCATTCTCGATCATCGCCCTGCGATTGCTGGACGGGGTTAGAAATCTTCTCAACCTCTTTCATTAGCTTATCAAAGCCGCCGCGAGATTTACGAAGATCAGATAGTGAATTAAACGACATATTTTTTCTCCTTATATAGCGTTGTATTACGTTTTATTACGTTCTTCATAGTAAAGTTGATCTAGTATTTCATCTAGATCGTCATCATGTTCACCACTATGTGATGAATCATAATTATATATGTTATTTATGATTTTGTCAAGCGATTTTTTACTTTTTTTACCAACTTTTTTAATTCTCTTATCGCGATCAAAATTGCGATTAGTTTTGGACATTGCCGTACACCTTCTTCAAAGCGCTCTTGTGCTTGTTAAAAACTTTGTCCTTATCGAATTTAACAAACGGTTTATATTTTTTAATTAATAAACAATAGTCTTGTAACACAAAATCCTCTTTATATCTATCTACAAAAGGTAACAATTTTTCTAAAATTACAACAGTCTCAATCTGTATTTCTTTGGACATTAAAAGTTTAAAAACTAAAGGGTGTCCAGTATCGTATACTGCTGACTCTAATCTACGAATTTCTTGTTGAA